TCAATAATGCTGGGGACTATCTGCGATATAAGGGTTCAGAATTTCAGTTCATAGGAATGGATGAGGTGACGGAAATTAGGGAGTCCGACTACAGATACCTGTTTTCCCGCCTTCGCCGTCCAGCAACAGGACCACTGTCTAACGTCCCACTGAGGATGAGGGCAGCATCAAACCCTGCCCCCAATTGGGTTAGGCAGAGATTTATCGTTGAGGGAATGTCGTCTGGACGCATATTTGTGCCCTCAAAACTAACCGATAACCCAGGAATTGATGCTGTTTCCTATAGGCAAGCCCTACAGGCCCTGGACCCCATAGAGCGTAGGCGTCTAGAAGAGGGAGACTGGTGGAGCACTACGCTTGGAACCCTATTCGACAGAACGTCCATAGTGGTAATAGACCAAGCAGAAGTTCCCGAAATAACCAGTTCCGCCAGAGTTGTTCGCTTTTGGGACCTTGCAGCAACCGAGCCGAACCACTCCAACCCGAATCCCGACTACACGGTTGGGACTCTGATGCTTTTTGACCAAGGAATTGCCCATATTTTAGACGTAAAACGCATACGAGCAAAGGGCGACAAGGTAGAGCAATTACTGGCCCAGACGGCCTACGAGGACGGAGCTGGGGTCCCTATAAGGATGGAGCAGGAACCAGGGTCTTCAGGCAAGGCGCTAGTAGACCAGTTCGCTAGGTATGTTTTGCCGGGCTACGACTTTGGGGCGATACGGGCAACTGGGGACAAAGTCACCAGGGCTAGGCCATTTGCTGCCGCCTGTGCAAACGGGAACGTAAGAGCTGTCAGGGGGCAGTGGCTAACCGACTGGTTGGACGAATTTTCCTCTTTTCCTGAAGCTTGCGACCATGACGACCAGGTTGACTCGGCGGTTGGTGCTTTCACACATTTGGCAGGTTTGGGGTTGCCACAGAGGAAAAGAGTCAGTATAGTTCTCTAACAACTAACAGACCGATTACTAATTTGGTCACTGGAGAAACTACTAATGATTCAGCAAATACTTTCCTTTAGGCAAAAAATAAAGGAACTAGAAGCAGAAGTCTTGTCCTATGTGGACGGCTCTCCGGATGTGAATGAGGCGGCTCAAGCGCTTCTTCAGCTGAACCTTGCGAAAAGGGACATTGGCACAGCCTACGATTCCCTCTCGTTTGCTTTTGGAAATCTCATCGGAAACGAAAAAGAATTGCAATTAGACAACGGTGCGGTCATTGAGAAAAAAGTTTCGTACGAAAGGCGTGCGTGGCAACATAAAGATTTGTCCAGAGCCGTTGCGGACAAGCTAGTCAAAATGTCGGTCGATGTAGAGACTGGCGAAGTACTACAAGATACGCCACAACTAATAGCCGAGGCACTTGCATGTGCTGGAATTTCTTACTGGAAAGTCGCAGAAGTTTCAAGACTTGGAATTGATGTCGACAACTACTGTGAGGCAGGTCAACTAAAAACAAGCATAATCGTCCGAAAGGGAACAAACGAATGAACATCGAAAACAGCCAATCAGGAAGTGCAATTTCAGCAAATCTTTCCTCACCATTTCCAGAAGAAATGGAAAAGACAATCGTTAAAGGTGGCGCTTCTTTAATCTACCTTCCGATTAGCGAGGTAATTAATCGGCTCAATAAGGTAATTGGTGTTGATTCGTGGTCCTTTGAAATTGTTTCGGTTGCCCGAGACGTTGTAGATACCGACGAAGTAATTGCACATATCAACCTGTCCGTATTGTTTCCAGATGGCAAACTCGTAACAAAGCACGGCATTGGCGGACAGTCAGTAAAGCGTGCCAAATCAAGCGGTAAGCCAATTGATTTAGGTAATGACTTTAAGGGCGCAGTATCAGATGCACTCAAAAAGGCAGCACAAACACTTGGTATTGGCCTGTATCTGGCTAGAAGCGCTGATGCAATGGATGCAGAAATGATGATAGATGCAGAAATTGTTTCGAGCAGTCAGCCAGTAAAGGTTGTTGACGAAGAAGTTAGTTTGAAGTGGGATGCATTTGTTGGCATAGCGAAAGCGCTGTCCGCAGAGAATAGAGAAGAACTCAACTCTTACTGGGACAAAGAGTCAAAAGGTGGACCAAAACCACGAAAAGAAACCGTTACCGTTGATGAGTTGAATGGATTGATTGCAGAAGCGACAAGACTTTCCTTTGGTGGAGAGTTTGTCTCAGATGCAAAATGAGTTAATCGCACCCCCACATCTTTCTCCTTCGTCAATAAGTACATTCAAGCAATGTCCACTGAAATTTCAGTACAACAAAATAGACATGATTCCAGACCCATCTAACCATTGGGCTGTTCTTGGAAATTTAGTTCACGACATTTTGGAAGAGGTGTACAAACTCCCCGCAGAAATGCGAACTCCGGAAAATGCCAAACCCATAGCAACAAAAATGTGGGCGGATAAATGGGGAGATGAAACAGAAAAAGTTTTGGGCGGGTTCAAAACTACGTACAAAATGCAAACAAAAAGTCACGCGTATGTTGTTAACAACTTCAAACGGCTGGCTCTTGATTGTGTTGAAAACCTATGGTTAATTGAGGACCCTCAAAATATCGAGCCAACGGGTCTTGAGTATGAACTAAACGGAGAAATAGGTGGAGTAAGACTCAAGGGTTTTATAGATAGATACAGCCAGTCCGAGGGGAAAACCTCACTGACTGTTAGCGACTACAAAACTGGAAAAACACCAAAATATGACCTGGATGAAAAATTCTCCCAACTACTAATCTACGCAAAACTTCTTATAAACCTGGGAGTCGGCGACGTAGACAAAATAGAGTTGCTGTACCTCAAAGAGGGAGTGAAGTTAAGTAAAGATGTGACTCATTCCGAGGTTTCCAAACTAGAAGAAATGATTGTAGAAACCAAATCGCAGATAGACGAACGCTGCTCTAATGGTTATTTTGAGCCTATAAAGTCAAACCTTTGTGGGTTCTGCAATTACAAAACAATATGTCCAGCTTGGAGCAAGTGATTAAACGTGACCGTTAATGAAGATACATTTGCACGGATGGTTGCCGAAGAAGTTAAAAACAAACTCTCGCCAACCCATAAAAAGATATTGCTTGACAAACAAAATTGGCCCTTGTGGCAAAAAACATTAGTGTCTCTTTCTGAAAACCTAGAAGAACAATTGGTTGACATAAAGAGCGACATGGATGTCGACAGGGACCGATTTGAGGCAATGGGTAGTTCCGCAAAAAAACTACTATCTGAATCAAATTCTGCGTATTTGTCGAAAATGACCAAAATCGAACGATTTAAATTCCACGTTGACAAGCGACTTGATGAAGTGTCGTTGATGCTTGAAACTGGAGAGGAAATAACGTCTGACGGCTGGAAGGAAGTTGACTTTTTCCGTAGAGCAATAGGAACTCATAGGGCCTTGATACGGGAATGTGACCTAGAAGATACCGTTATAGATAAAGCGCTATGGGCTACACTTGATAACAAATGGTTATTCAACGATATAGACATTGACTCTTTATAGGATTTTAGCGTCTGGAGTTCTGGGTGATAAATAGAAGAAAACCACTCAAGAGAACTCCGCTGGCCAAGTCCAGAAAACCAATAAAAAAGAGAAGTGCAAAAACCGAAGCACTTTACGAAGAGCGACGACCATTTGTAGAAAAAATACTTAGAGAGAGACCCCTCTGTCAGGCTTGTCAGGTTTTCGCCAAACACGACGAAAAAACAACCTACAATCATCACCTAAGCAGGGACGTGCACGAATTGATTCGACGCTCCCAGGGTGGTTCAATACTTGATGAAGACAATGTTTTAGCTGTTTGTAGACCGTGTCATACGAGAATCGGGAACCATCCGCAGTTGGCTTTTGACTTAGGTCTTGCCAAACATGGTTGGGAGCGTTAGTTCTCTACCGACCCGATTCGTGGGGTGACTCTGCTGGATTTAATCCACGCTTTGCGTAGTTCTTCTCCATCAGTCGTTGTGATGTCGCCGCCGTTTAGGTGTGGTCCGTAGTCCCCGGACTTAACAACCATATCCGCAACACTGATTAGTGCTGTGCTGATGCGCATTCTCCGCCAATTCTCTCCTACGGAAACCTGCTGAAGTCGTGAGTCTTTTCTAAACCACTTCACAAATCCAACGCGGTCAGATACTTTAAAACCAAATTTGTTTATATCTCCAGTAGCAACAATCGTCCCATTTGGAAATGCACCACCAGTCATGGCGTGGAGTGCAACCATGTCTGTGGGGAAAGTTGTTTCTTCCAAGATATACCAAAGGTCTGGAACTAAAGAGAATTGCTCATCTAGTAGTGTTACGACAAGATTGCCGTTCTTATCTATGGAGCAGGAGGAATGTGCCTCTGACTTCGTCGGGCAAACATCGCCTTCAACCGTAGATGGGTGAGGGTGTTCGTCCGTAGCGTAAGCAGCCACAACTGACCATTTGCTACTTAGTGGTGGTCCTTTCCAGAACCAGACTGTCTTCATTGCCATACGGCAAGATTAGTCGTTCCACCAGTCGGTCCATGTCTTGGCTGTGGCTGATGCTTTTTCTGTGTCATGAATGCCTGTATAAGCAACTGAGATTGTCACTACTCCGTCGTCGTCGTAGCCATCAAAGTCGCCAGTTTGGGGGTAGACGAACAACTGAAGCATTTCGTCGGTGTTCATGATTGCAGCATCTGCGAGATAGGTGTTTGCGTTCCACTGTTCTTCGCTCCAACTTTCGTTTTGAGCAGAACTCTTGTCAACAGGCGCTACTGCGGTGCTGCGAAGACTCGGAGCATTGCCGCCGTAACCAGATGTGGAGAATGCGCCGATTCTTCCATTCGCGTCGTCTGGGTTTCCAAGCCACATTGTTGGCTTTAAGTCTGCATTCAGGTCACCATATTGGTAGTTTGTATCCTGGAACAC